TGATTACTCAAGATCATGGACGCCGGAACAAAAGAAAAAGTATATTTACAAGAGGGATAAAGAATGACAGGTTATGACCTAAGTATTCATCATAATCCGGACGCTCATGCATGGGCAAAGTTTTTTATAGAAACAGTTAACAAAGACCCAAACTATGTAATTAATGAAGAAATTATGATTGGTTGGTTTTCTAATGCTATGATGGCAATGCACGATCATCTTTTAGGAATCAAGTTTCATAACGGAGATCATATTCAATACGAGATAGATAATGGTTAAAATGGCTCTCGCACTAAATAATGTTACTGTCCGTCACGGTGGTGGAACACCCACGGACTCTAACGCTATTTGGGAGCGCCAGCCTATGACTATTTATCGTCGTATTTACGAACAGAATTTTGGACCTATTCCAAAAGGTCATCACATCCATCATATAGATGGAGATCATTCAAATAATAATCCAGAAAACCTAATGTGTGTGACAGCACAGGAGCATTTTCGCATTCACTACGATCAGAAAGATTATGGTGCTTGTTGGGCTATGTTAAGAACAGGTCATATTACTCTGACCGAAGAACAAAGATCAGAAATCTCTAGTCAACAGATGAAATATCAGTGGGATAATAATAGAGAAAAGATGTTAAAGGCAAGAAAAGATAGAGACGATTCTTGTCTGATTGGTAGAACTTGGAAATTATCTCCAGAAAATGCCGCTAAAGTTAGTTCTTATATAACTCCATTTACATCTGAAACAGCAGATATATGTAAAGATACTATATGGATCAATGATGGAGTTAAAAATAAAAGAATAAAGAAAGATAAAGAAATACCCGAAGGATATACTAAGGGAAGATTATTTACACCGTGGAATAAAGGAAATAAAAAAGATGCCTGATATGAATGTTTACCAGCAGTTGATTCACAAAAGTCGCTACGCCAGATTTCTACCAGAAAAGAATCGTAGAGAACATTGGCATGAAACAGTTCAACGATATGTTGACTATATGTTTGATAAGGTTAAGGTTGATGATGAAAAGTTAAAGAAAGAAGTATTTAATGCTATTCATAACCTAGAGGTTATGCCTTCGATGCGTGCATTGATGACTGCTGGTAAGGCATTAGATCGTGATAATGTTGCTGGTTATAATTGTTCATATCTACCCATTGATGACCCCAAAGCATTCGACGAAGCAATGTGTATTCTTATGAATGGCACAGGAGTTGGTTTCTCTGTTGAACGCCAGTATGTAAATAAACTACCAGAAATTCCAGATCAGCTCTATGATTGTGATACTGTAATAACAGTTCGTGATTCCAAGGAAGGTTGGTCAAAAGCTCTACGTATGCTTATCTCTCTGTTATATGCAGGAGAAATTCCTAAGTGGGATCTGACACAGTTGCGTCCTGCTGGCGCACCACTAAAGGTATTCGGTGGACGTTCTTCTGGACCAGAACCATTAAATGATTTGTTTAAGTTTGTTATTCGTGTATTCAAGAACGCACATGGTCGTCGACTAACTTCTATTGAATGTCATGATATTATGTGTAAGATTGGCGAAGTCGTAGTCGTTGGTGGTGTTCGTCGTTCGGCAATGATTTCTCTTTCAAATCTAAGCGATGATCGTATGCGTCACGCTAAAGCAGGGCAATGGTGGGAAGCAAATGGTCAGAGAGCTCTTTCAAACAATTCTGCGGTCTACACAGAAAAGCCAGACGTCGGGCAGTTTATGTCAGAATGGCTCTCTATCTACGAATCAAAGTCCGGAGAAAGAGGAATCTTCAGTAGAGATGCATCTCAACGAGTGGCTAAGAAATCTGGAAGAAGAGATCCTTCTCATGAATTTGGAACTAACCCCTGTTCTGAGATTATCCTGCGTCCATATCAATTTTGTAATCTCACAGAAGTTGTTATACGAAGCAGTGATAATGAAAAGGATCTTGCAAGAAAGGTTAGAATTGCAACAATTCTTGGAACCTTTCAAAGTACTCTAACTAATTTCCCATATCTTCGTAAGATTTGGCAGAAGAATACAGAAGACGAAAGACTTCTTGGTGTTTCATTAACTGGTATCTATGATAGTCCATTGATGAATAACTATAATGATCCAGAACTTCCTGCTCGTCTAGAAAGATTGAAGCAAGTTTCTATTGATGTAAATAAAGAATGGAGTGAAAAACTTGGAATCAATCAGTCAGTTGCTATTACCTGTGTCAAGCCTTCAGGGACAGTATCTCAACTTGTACTTAGCCCTTCCGGTATTCATCCAGGCCATGACCGTTATTATTACCGTCGTGTACGCAGTGATAACAAAGACCCTCTCACGAAGCACCTTATTGACTCTGGTGTGCCAAGTGAGCCTGATGTTACTAAGCCTCATTCTACTACTATCTTTTCTTTCCCAATGAAGTTACCAGATACTTCAATTACAAGAGAGTCAGTATCTGCCATTGATCATCTTGAATTGTGGTTGAAGTATCAGCGTCATTGGTGTGAACATAAACCATCTGTTACTATCAACGTAACAGAATCAGAGTGGCCACGTGTTGGTGCATGGGTTTATGATCATTTTGACGAAATGTCAGGTGTTTCATTCCTACCATATGATGGTGGATCGTATCGTCAAGCGCCTTATGAGACCATTTCAAAAGAAGAATACGATGAGATGATAAAAAAGATCCCAACCACAGTTGATTGGGATGCTCTTGTCGAAGTTGATGATAATGTTGAAGGGGCGCAAACCTTGGCTTGTTCAGCTGGCAATTGCGAGATCTAATTTTCTCTTGAGGTAGGCTAATCTTGCCTCCCTCATTCTTGCCTTTGACTCAGGCGATCTTTTCTGCCCCTTTCGAGAAGCAGACATTTTTGCCTTTGTCTCTTCGGATGCTTTCTTACCTTTCAGAGAAGCAGATATGTTAGCGCATGTTTCTGCTGATCTTTTTGCTCCTCTGTGAGGCGCCATCCGTTTTTCAATAGTTTCAGGTGATTGTTTTCTGCCTTTATGACTTGGAGGATTTTCTCCACCATCTGTCATGTTTATAAGTATACCAGTACCAAGGTCTTTTCTGCCGTACCAGTTGATGTATCTACGCTCTAATGCTAATGCTCCAACGTTCGATAGATTTGATTCTAATATAACTATCAGGGATTTATTTTTTGGAACAGGCACTCTACGGTGCTTCCAGTAGGCTCTTCGGCCACTGCCCTTGCCTATATAATAGGGAGTTCCGTTTTCTCTGAGGTAGGCGTAAACGTAATAAATAAACATGCTGGCGCTCCTTGTTAGCGTTAGAGTAGGTAGGAACTGCGAATTCCGTGACCTACGCTTATTTAGTCAAATAAGGATTTTAATATGAGTGATGATTCTTGGAAAGATGGATACCAACAAGGTTTCAAAGATGGATACGATTTAGGAAAGAGGTGGCAACAACCAACTATTCCTAACCCATTCACAGATATTCCGAAAGAAGGATGGAAAGCAAAACAATCTTGTAGAGTTTGTGGTATGAGTTTTGTTGATACGATGGGCAGACCAATAGCAATGGGATATGTTTGTCCACACGATCATTGTCCATCAAGAATAACATGTTCAATGACAATAAAAGATCCTGGACCAGCAGATGGTTTATCTTATGAGGAAATTTATGGTTCAGTAATATACCAACAAAATAATAAGAAGGAAGAATAAATGGCATGGTTGACAGGTTCACAAATATTTGAAGAGGTTGCTACAGTAATTAGAGCAAATGTTGCTGATTATGAAGCAAGATGTGACATATACAGAGAATTGATTCCAATTTTTGAAGATAATGGCGCAGAACTTTATGATGTTTATAAATCTGTTGATGAAGCGTTTGATGAAGTTTGGTCAGAAATGAATCCTGATGACGATTACGAGGATTGATCCTCCATTACCATTGCTTAACCCTAAAGGAAAAGCAATGGCACACTTCCTTATTGATTATGGTCTTGAACACGATTTATACTGGGTGTGTTTTCAAGATGACACTGGCGAATGTTGGACTTGGAATAACAGCGTTATAAGATTACAAAATAATATCACCACTGGTAGGATAAATATCCCGAAGGAGACTTTGGGATGTGGGAATACAAAGGTGAGTGCTTAGAAGAAATACCAGAAGGTTATGTTGGAATGGTCTATATGATTACTAACATAGCCACTAATAAAAAGTATGTTGGTAAAAAGATTTTTCATTTTACTAAGACAAAACAAGTCAAAGGTAAAAAGAAAAAGTCTAAAGTCGAAAGTGACTGGCAGACATACTACGGTTCCAATAAAGAGCTTAATGAACACGTGGAGTTATTTGGAACAAATAATTTCAAAAGAGAAATATTATATCTCTGTGTTAACAAATCTCAGATGTCTTATCTAGAACTACGAGAACAAATAGATCGTAGAGTTTTAGAGACAGAAGAGTATTACAATCAATGGATCTCTGCTAAAATCCATAAAACAAAACACTTGACTAACATATAATCTTATAGTATATTAAAGGAGCAATATTATGAAAAAAGGCAAGAAAATGCGAAAATTGCTTATCAAGCTACAGAACCAGCTTGGTAAAAATGAAGGCAGAGACGTATGGCGTCAGATGGTGAAAGGAATGAATAATGGCATGGCCTCACAAGAATCGACCACGTAAGGGTCGCCGTAAAGTCGGCAGTCAGAAACGTAAGGCTCGTCGTCTTAAGGGACGTAAGAGGAAGTAATCAATGAATGATAGATATATCATAGATCTACTAAACAAGGTTTTGAAACTACTTGAAACAAAGCAGACTGCTAAACAAAAGCATTCTGGTATTGGTTACGGTGGACTTTAATAAGAAAGGTGAATGGATGAATAAGTTTTTTCTAACTAATGCTATTGTGTTTGGTCTAACTGGATCAGCTTTTGCTCTTCATACTCATGATGAGACTCACAATGGTAAGACCGTTGCAGTTCCAGGACCAACAAAGAGTAATGGTGTTTTGGCTCCAGCAGTTCAGGTAACACCACATGGTATGGTTGTAACTGCTCCTCCAGGCGCTGACGTTGATGTTGATAACGACGGTGGTGATCTGCAGATTGATATCGCTCCACGTGGTAAGCGTGGTCTTCTGGGTCTAGGTGTACTAGGATTGTAAAATGAAAATGAATCTGGATCAAGTAAAAGAGTTTATCGAAAATACATCATTGGCGACTAAAATTTACATTGGTTCAGATTCAGCACGTTTTCGTAAGAGAGATGTGTGGTTTGCTGAATACTGTACAGTTGTAGTAGTTCACTATGATGGTAAGCATGGTTGTAAAGTTTTCGGTCACATGGAAACTGAAAGAGACTATGATCAGAAGAAAGACAAGCCACGCATGCGTCTTATGAACGAAGTAATTCGTACGGCGCAAATGTATCTGGATCTCGAAGAAGCAATCGGACTCAGAGATGTAGAAATTCATCTAGACATTAATCCTGATGAGAAACACGGTTCTTCATGTGTTATCTCAGAAGCAGTTGGATATATTAAGGGAATGTGTAATGTTGTTCCTTTTGTTAAGCCACGTGCTTTTGCTGCTTCTATTGCTGCAGATAGATTGCTGGCATAACAATACACTCCGGTCGCCAAGTGGTTAAGGCCAGCCGCTGTATAAATACATGTAGGAGGAATTCTATATGTATACAGTATATAAAATTGTAAACACCTTAAATGAAAAGTTCTATATTGGAGTTCATAAAACAAATAATCCGAATGATGGTTATTTTGGGAGTGGCAAGGCTATAAAAGAAGCCATAAAGCTCTACGGGAAGGAAAACTTTAAAAAAGAAATTCTTTTTATTACGGAAAACGAACAAGAAGCATATTCCTTAGAAAAAGAATTAACTTCTGATTTTTCCGATAGAAATAATTACAATATGAGAATTGGCGGTATTGGTGGATTTACAGTAGAAAATGCTAAAAAAGGTTATGTAGCGGCTGGTTGGACGCCAGAAATGCTTTCCGAGAATGGAAAGCGCAATATAAAAAATTTTACCAAAGAAGAATTATCTGTTAATGGTAAAAAAGGCGGTTATGCCCTAAAAGGTAAACCAAAAAGCGAGGCTCATAAAAAAGCATTACGCGAAGCCTGGATTAAAAAGAAAATGCTTCAGTAGAACAATTGGTTAGTTCCCGCTGCTCATAACAGCGTGGTTGTAGGTTCGAGTCCTACCTGAAGCACCATCTTTACTATTGAAAGGATATAATATGAATTGTTTGATTCCGTTTTTATGCGCATTAGTAATTAATGCGCCCGCAGATAATAAACATTCTAGACATATAAATAATAATTACTCAACTGGTGGTCATAACGCTAGTTGGTATAACGATCGGAGCGGACGGACAGCATCCGGTATGCGTCATCACTATGGTGTAGCGCATAGAACTCTACCTTTTGGAACAAGGGTTTGCATTACCAATCCCTCAAATGGTAGATCAGTAGAAGCCGTTGTAACTGATAGAGGGCCATTCGTCAGAGGAAGAACTATTGACGTAAACCAAAATGTAAGGGGTGCCCTCGGATTTTCTGGAACAGCACATCTAAACTATCATCCGTGCTGATGTGTCAGTTACACACAACAGAAAGGTAAATCAAATGAAGAGGATTATTTTTGCTGCGATGACAGCAATGGCTATGCTTGCATTCAGCAACGTAGCAGAAGCTAGTCGTGGCATGAAT